CCATCTTGATGAATTAAGAGAATACAAAGATGAGGATGCTTGGTCATCAATGCGATATTCCATGATGGCTGCTAAGAATCCGCAAGTATGGGTTTATTCATCAGCAGGAGATCAGCATTCCGTAATCTTAAACAAATTGCGTGAGAGGGCGTTGGCTTCAGCTACAACCAACGATCCGATAGGTTGGTTTGAGTGGAGTGCAGAACCTGATGCTCCGATCTTGCTTCCGTCAGGCGAGATTAATTGGAGTGCATTTGCTCAAGCCAATCCATCATTGGGAATTACAATTCACCCAGATAACTTAAAAGCAGTTATTAATGATCCGCCGGATATTGTGCGAACTGAAGTTTTGGCTCAATGGGTAGATACAATCAATTCAGCGATTGATGCACAAAAATGGGGATTGTGTCAGACTGAACCAATACCTTTAGATCCTGAAAAGGAAACTTGGTTCGGATTGGATCTAAGTCCGGATCGTAAGTTTGGCGCATTGGTTGCAACTCAGAAATTATCAGGAGAAAGATTTAATCTAGTTTTACTGCATACTTGGTCAAATGATTATTCAATTAACGATTTAGCAGTTGCAAACGATATTGCACCTTATGTAAGAAAATATAATGTTCAGACTGTCGCTTATTCCAAAAGGACTGCACAAGCTGTCGCAAGTCGGCTCGTTCCTGCTGGAATTCCCATTACAGATATGGATGGGGCGATATATGCTGAAAGTTGTGATCGGTGGTTGGGCGCAATCAATTCCCATCGATTACAGCATGGTGGGCAGGATGAACTGACCCAACAAACACTTTCCGCTGCGAAACTGCCCTATGGGGATGGGTCATGGATCATCGGAAGGCGTGCAAGTCGAGTGGCAGTTTGTGCAGCTGTCGCTTCGGCTTTAGCAACTTATTTTGCGACACAACAAGAAACGGAAATTGATATTCAAGTCGGATAAATTGCATTTATGGTATATTATGTGCTAATGGGATTATTCGATAGATTTTTAACAAATACCGCAATTACACCAACAGTCGATGTGGCTGCCGCTAATACGCCTTATAATTTGCAAGCAGCTGTTGGCGGATTATTCTATGGTGCACAAACAGCAACTCGTGAGCAAGCAATGTCTGTGCCATCTGTTGCAAGAGCAAGAAATATTATTTGTTCAACAATTGGATCATTACCTTTAGAAACTTATAATCATTTTACAAAAGAACATTTAGATCCAAATAGAGTAATTATGCAACCAGATCCAAGAATTGCCGGATCAGCAATTTATGCATGGATTGCAGAGGATTTACTTTTTTCAGGTGTTGCTTATGGTCAAGTATTAGATTCTTATGCTGCATCAGATAATAGTCGAGTTCGTGCATGGACAAGAGTTGCACCAAATCGAGTTTCTTATACTTTAAATGCAAATTCAACTTTAATTACCGCTTACCAAATTGATGGAATTGAAGTTCCTAATAGTGGCGTGGGCAGTATAATTGTATTTAGCGGACTTGATGAAGGTGTATTAAATCGAGCCGGTCGAACAATCCGCGCAGCTCAAGAATTAGAGAAGGCTGCTGAGTTATACGCCAAAGAGCCAGTTCCAACAATGGTATTAAAATCTAATGGCACAAACCTTACTCCAGAGCGAATTACAAAACTTTTAGAATCATGGAAAACTGCTAGATCAACAAGAGCAACTGCATTTTTAAATGCTGATGTTGAATTGACTGCACTTGGATTTGATCCTGCTAAATTACAATTAAACGAAGCACGCCAATACCTCGCAACTGAAATTGCAAGAGCAGTTGGTATTCCAGCATCATTTTTATCTGCTGAAACTACTAGCATGACATACAGCACGACTGTTATGGAGAGAAAAGCACTTATTGATTTCAGTTTGAGAAATATCATTACTCCAATTGAGCAAAGACTATCTGCTGCTGATTTTGTTCCAAATGGTGTTGAAGTTCGATTTGACATTGATGATTTCTTGCGTGGATCTGCATTAGAGCGTGCGCAAGTTTATGAAATCCTAAACCGCATTGGCGCAATGAGCGTTGAGCAAATCCAAGAGGAGGAGGACTTAATCCGATGAAGATTAATTTCCCAATTACCATAACCGCTGCCGATACAAACAAGCGAACAATCTCAGGAACTATTGTTTCTTGGAATGAGGCTGGAAATACATCAGCCGGCAAAACTGTATTTGCTAAAGACAGCATTGATTTTTCAAAGCCTGTCAAATTGCTATTAGAGCATGACAAAACTCGCCCGCTTGGCAAATTAATTGATATTACTGCAAACGATCAAGGCTTAGAAGGCACATTTAAACTTGCAAAGACTTTTGCAGCTGATGATGCTCTTGAGGAAGCAGCCACAGGATTAAGAGATGGATTTTCTGTTGGCGTAATGGTTGATGCATGGGATAACAAAGATGGCGCAATGGTTATTTCAAAAAGTTCATTACAAGAAGTCAGTTTGGTGTCTGATCCGGCTATTGCTTCAGCAAAGGTTGAATCCGTAGTTGCAACAAATACACCAGAGAATTCCGAAGCAACCGCTGAGGATCAAACAAAACAGGAGGACAAAGTGTCTGATATTACTTCAGATGCTCCTATCGCAACCGAAGCGGTAGAAGCTGCAAAGTCTGAGCCTGTGGCAATTACAGCAGCTCAACCAGTTGCTTACACAAAGCCACGCTCACCAATTAACTCAAAAGCAACATACCTAGAGCACACAATTCGTGCCGCACTTGGATCAGATGAAAGCCGTCAATTCGTAGCATTTGCCGACAACACAACTGACAACGCTGGATTTATTCCAACGCCACAAAGCACAACTTTGATCAATGGAGTTTCAAACGCAGATCGCGGATTCATTGATGCGCTATCAAAAGAAACATTACCTGCATCAGGGATGACTTTTGAATTGCCTCGTATCAATACTGCGCCAACCGTTGCATTAACAGCTGAGGAAGCAGCACCATCAGAAACTGATCAAGCGACTGCCTTTATTTCAGTAGATGTTAAGAAATTCGCTGGCCAACAGACCATCAGCCTTGAGCTAATTGATCGCAGCTCTCCATTGTTCTTTAATGAGCTTGTTCGTCAAATGGAATTTGCTTATGCAAAGGCAACTGATGCTTACGCAGTATCTCGCGCATCAGCAACTGCAACTGCTGCAACTGCAAAAGCAGGAACAACAGCTGCTAACTACCTAGCATTTTTTGCTAATGCTGCAAAGAATGTTTATACAGGATCTCTTGGCTTTGCTAAGAATGTTGCAGTTTCTCCAGATGTATGGGCTGAGATCATGGGTCTAAATGACAATGGTCGCCCAATCTACATTGCAGCAAATCCAATGAATGCTGGTGGAGCATTATCTCCATCATCAACTCGTGGAAATGTTGCAGGACTTGATCTGTTTGTTTCTCGCTCACTTTCAGGAACAGGCGATGGATCAATCTATGTAATCAATCCAGATGCTCTAACATTCTATGAGAGCGCACGTCTATCACTACAAACAAACGTAATTGCAACTGGTCAAATCCAAGTTGGATATTACGGTTATGCAGCTGTAGCACCTAAATTACCTGGTGGCTACACATCTAACGACAACGCATAATAAATAATTAACTGAGTGCCTAGGGTTGCTCCCGATCCTAGGCATCCATTAAGGGAGTAAGGAGATGACATGCCAACCATAATCACAGCCACACAGTTGAGATCTGTGCTTGGCGTGTCGTCTGCTTTATATGATGATACTTACTTAAACCAAATTATTGATACAGCAGAAACAGTCATCCTTCCGATGCTAGTTTCATTTAAAGCACCGATTCAATCGACATCATTGTCAGATAATGTTGCTACATTTACTACACTAGGAATTCATGAATTTACCGAAGGGCAATCAGTTGTCATCACAGGATGCGGATCACCTTACAACGGAACAAGAGTTGTGTTGGCAGACAATCTTGGACAATATACCTTTTCAGCATCGATCACTAACGCCGATATACTCGAAGCTAATGTCATCCCATCCGGAGTTGCTACCCTTTCTAGCGCATCAACTTATGTTGGAAACGCAGCTGTTCAGTCAGCCGTCTATACAGTTTCAGTCGAAGTTTTCCAAGCAAGACTTGCCGGCGGAGGACAAATCGAAGGCGTAGATTTTACTAGTACGCCATTCCGTATGGGTAGAAGTTTATTCAACAAATGCGTTGGGTTATTAGGTTCATATATGGACACCGACAGTTTGGCTCAATAGTGCCAAGCACAATTCTTTCAGATATTCGCACACCACTTGCAACCGCTTTGGCTGGAGTTGCTGGCAATGTTTATTCATTTGTGCCAGAAACTGTTATTCCACCAGCTGTGGTTGTAGTTCCAGATAGTCCTTATTTGGAATTGGAAACAATTAACAAATCTACTATTCATACAAAAATTAATTTTTTAATTTCAGTTGCAGTTGCATATAACAGCAATCCTGCATCCCTCGACAATATCGAGCAATTAATCATGAGTGTTCTGGCAGTTATCCCAGCAGGATATATCGTCAGCTCGGTTGAAAGACCGACAGTTTCACAAGTTGGTGCATCAACGCTGCTTATCGCAGATGTTCGAGTATCTACCTACTACACACAAACAGCATAAGGAGAAATCATGGCAACAGTCGTAATTACCGGTCGTGATGTTGGTTTATCTTTCACAGGTGGAACAGATATTCA